ACCCAGATTGGTACTCGATGATTTCGCCTTGATTTTGCCGTATTCATTGTACAGATCATCTTTGGGCCCGATGATTTTGATATTCGCCTGCGAAGTCGCCTTGAGAATATCGTAAGGCGGGTTTTGCAGCCCGCCGCCATAATTCCCATACAACCCGGCCGCATTCGCCAGCCTGCACAACATCAAAACTAAAAATATCAACATCATTTTTCGCATTTTATCTCTCCGTTTTTTTTGACATTTTATAAAAATCTTATACCGTCGGCACAAACCGCAGGAAGGTTTTTCCCCGCAGGTCGCGTATCGCGGTAATTACGCCGTCGGCGTCAACATCTATCTCGGCCAGCTTGATATGGTCCGTCCCCGGCCAGCCGTCCCCATCAATGCCCGATCCGATGGTGTTATCGTTGGCCATCCAGATGTAGGTTGTATCGTTGTCGGTTGGGTCAACCGGACTGCCGGATGTGTACTCTTTTTCGGTGGTATCCCAGCAGTAATGGCCGCCGCGAACATTAAACGTCGTCGAGCTTGCGAAATAGACGCCCAGGGCCGCGAAGGCTTCAAAGGCGTTAAGCAATCCCCATATCATCTGGTAAAAATCGGCGACATGGTTTGTGTTGTTCTCGGACACCAGCTCAAGCCCTCGCTCTTCGAGCCAGGCCAGTATGTCGGCAAGTGTCGGGTATCCGCGACTCATCGGGTCTGTAGTCAGCATTTTATTTTCCTTAATTTAATGTTTTCAATATCGAGATTCATTCCGAGTTTTGCCGCTATAGCCGCGACCTCGTACAGTTCCGGCATTGGTATATCGACTGCGTCATCGTTGGTAATCACCATCGGCGGCGTCGTCAGAAATTTCGCCTCGCACGGCAGGTCGGAGAGCCGCACGCCAAGCTCTTTCATCCGCCCTGATATATTCTGCCGCAGCCGCCGCAGTTTCGACGGCGCCAGCATCATTCGCACAACCTGCTTTTCCATTTCTCTCCCCTTTCAAATTACTTGACAGTACTTGTTCCATATTTTTTCGATGCACGCCGCCTGCCGTTCGGTAAAATCTTCCCGCCATTCGTGCATATCGCTGATGAACCGATGTTCCCATTCGGTCAATTCTTTGACATGGTCCATATCGATAATTTCGTAAAGCTTTTCTCTTAGTTCTTCCTGACTCATACCGCACCTGCATTTACCGGGGCGCCAAACAACAGCCCCTGCCCGCCCGGTCCGGCGGCCTGTTTTCGCCGATACGCCTCGCCGATGATCCGCTTGGCGTCAATCTGCCTGCACTCGTTATAATCCTTCCACATCGCTTCATCTTTTGTCAGCCAGTATCCGCCTGCCAGTGTTGCGACAATCCAGTGTCCTCTGTTTCGTAACTCCCGAACTATCGCCCGCACCCGCCGCCGCTGCGATTCGCGGCGGCCGGTCAGAGCCAGCTTCCCTGCCAGCTCCGCCGCCGTAGCGGGTCCATCCGCTGCCTCCAGGACTCCAAGGCACCTGGCCGCCAGATACGTGGTGATGACCTCACGCATTCCTTGTCTCTGAATAATCCACAGCCGCCGGCAAATCCGGCTCGGCGAAAAACACATCCTTGCATTTCCGATGGGCGCCTACGGAGGCAAGCTGCATATCCGTCAGTTTGCCGAGGGCGTCTTTATCCGGATCTTCCTTGGTCCGTATAAGGCCTTTTGAAGCGGACTTAAAAACCTCTTTAATCCGACTTAAAGTATCCTTTGCGGTGATTACCACAGAGCTTGCCCGCCAGCCGAGGACGCCGAACTGCAGTTTGCGGCTTTTGAATTTCCCGAAGTCGTCTTTGTGCGAAGCGGCGAATGCTTCGAGGCTTCTGATGTAGATGCCGACACGGATTGCCGGAATTGTGGTGGAGTTTTTTAGTTCGGCCTTTGCCTCATCTATTTTTGTCTTGGCCGTATCCTCAAAACCGCGTATTTCAAGTTGTGTATTTCCGATAAGACGAAGAAATTCGTCCGCATCTTCCCAGTCCTTTATCGGTATCAGGTTCTGGTCAGACTTTAAGCGTGTTTTCGACTTCCCTGCCATTTTTAACGTCCCTGTATTGTTCGGTTATATCCCCCAGTGATTTGTATTCGGCGCCGTCTTTGCGGCAAAGTATCGCCTTAAGCGCCTCGATTAAGTTGTACGCCTCTCGATTGCTCAGGCAGAACGGCTCGCCGGTCCTGTCTTTGGTCATTTTGTTTATAAAATTGCCGAGGTGTATTTTCGTCCAGCCCATATCTCCGCACAAGTAATCGATTGCCTGAATCTGTGCGTAGCTTACCGAATCCTCATCGGCAGCGGCGGCCCTGTCGCGGAAGTGCGTCTCGCTGTGATCCGGATGCCGCCAGCCCATTGATTCGCATATAGCCAGAAAGTCGTCGAGCTGCCGGTTATTGAGTTGTTTGCAGGTATTGACCTGGCAGCCGTTGTATTGCCGGTAGTTTCGCAGCAGCAGACGGTATCTGCCATCCTGCTGCCCATCCCGCAGCCCGGCCGCCCGTGCGGCCGTCTGAACAAGTTTTATTTGTTCCTTATTAAGCATTAATTACAACAACTTTATCTTTCCCGACCATATCCAGGAGTTCTTCAATTGGTCCCCTGTAATCATGGCCGTCGCGAGGAATCTGCTCACAATCTAAAACAGCACCATGTGCGGATTCAAGTTCAGATAATATCTGTTTCCAATTATCTGTATTGACGTTCTCAAGTGAGATATTTTTCAGTTCCGGGTACTGTCTCAATAAATACGGCTTACATTCTCTGGCCGCACGGGGCAATTGATGTGTGTAAAGCGTGTCGTTTGTAAGAAAATTCAGGATTTTATAAACTTCACCAATATCACACATTAAATTTTCATGCGTTATTGATAATACTTGCCCCAAAGTAAATTTTCCTGTTTTCATTTTTCAATCGTCAATCGAAAATCATTCCAACGTCAGTTTCATTCGACGAAGTTTGCTTTGATCGTAATATCCTCTAACACGTCCTTTTCTGTCGCGAATAGCAATTCCCTCTTTCCATTCTCTGTCCTTCGCCACGACTAACATTTTTTTGACACGCCTCAAATTTCCCATCGTTATCCCTTCAATCGTCAATCCTAAATCTACTTTAGACGGTTAAGCACTTCAAAGTCTTTTTCTTCTAAATCCCACGTTCCAACTTTTGGCGGTTTAACGTGCGGCATCGGTGGGAAATCTTTTTTCCGCAGCCTGGGCAGTCCGTGGTATTTTTCGTAAAACTCGCAAGCCGACGTATCCTCTCTGTGCCGCCCGCTAATAAAAAGGCAATCTTCCGTCATATGGTCGAAAAACATACAATTATGGCACGTGCGATTTCGCCGTCTTAACCATCGATAATAGGCTTCGTGGGCGAAGTATCCCAAAAAGCAGCCTATTGCCATGTAAAAAAATACGCGTTCTATCATGCCGTTTTCGCCTCCGCTTGTGCTTGCGATTCCGCATCCGCCGTTAAAGCCATCGGCATATTGTCCCTGACTGGCAGGCCGAGCAGCTCTATCGCCGAAAGGATAATCGCCGAATCGATTGTATTGATTTTGCCCGTTTTGACTTCGACGCTGTTATGTATGGCCGAGATTATTATGCTGCACGTCCGCAGCCTGCCGGTTTGCGGCGTCTTTGCGATCCGTTTAAGCAGCCCAGCGCCGTCGCCGGTAAGTTTTAGTCCGCCGTACTCGTACAATTTCCGTATATCATCGGCTGTATAAAGTCCGCCGTCCTTGCCGCCGGCTGCGGCTAATTTATCCAGGTCAAGTATTTTCAAAAGTCTGGACCTGAACTGGTCCATAGATTCGTATCCCCGCCGCGTCGCCGGCTGCCGGATGGTTTCAAGGATATGGTTATTGCCGGCCAGTATGAGCGGCGAGCCGTTCTCGGAGATTATCTGGCGGAGTTGGTTAAGACAGACCGCAGACAGACTCGATGCCTCATCTATCAATACCGTCATCTCTCTGGTCCGCAGGTAAGCATCGATGTTTGTCGCTATGGTTTTAAGGCTGCCGTGCTTGTCAATCGCCATCGCCTCGGCTATCCGGGCAAACAGGGCCGCCGAGCTCATCGTATCGTTGAGCTTGGCATATACGCTGTTTTTGCTTTGCTCGGCGTATTGCTGCAGGCATTCTGATTTGCCGTGCCCGGCGTCGCCGACGATAAGACTGATGCGTCCTTCCTGCGGTTTGCTGAACGATTCGGTGTTTCGTATTACCGTCAGTATCGCGCGGGCGACGGTCGTTTCGATGTACCCCGATTCTTTTACGCGACGGTTGCGTCTTTCATACCGATTGATAAAATCGGTCAGCTTGGCGCACAGCCCTTTTACATCGCCGCTGTATTTACCGGCAAGAAAATTGCTGATTTGCGTATCGCTTACGCCGTTTTTTTTCGCAAGCTGCGACTGTGATATATCGTATTTTGTCAGGAAGTCTTTAACATTCCCGCGAAACACGTTCATCTCTGTGCTGTTCATATTCGGTATCCGTACCTCAATTCGCCGAGCTTCCTGCTCCATTCCTTGCTGGAGCCAGTTATCAGTCATCGCAAAGTCTCAACCTGGTCATCGTTCTTTCTTTTCCGCTAAAATCCAGATGCAGTGATGGCGCCTGTTCGCCCTCGGCGGCCATCCCGCCGTAGTCGATATTAAGTTGCGGCACTTGCGTCAAGCCTTCCGCCCCCGCCGCCCTGCGCACCGTCTTCATATTTACCTGCCTTTGGTGTTCTCTTACCTGCCCATCCATCGCCGTACCCACAGGCCGCAGCCTCTGTCCCGGCCGCGATTCGGCGGGCTGCTGCATCCTGTCGGCCATCGCCGCCAGCGTCAGGCTGGTCAGGTCGGTATTGGCCGTCTTCGACGCCGGGGCAAATTGTTTTACTATTTTTCGCGCCCGGGTCTTTGCCGCCGTGGCCTCTCGCCTCGCTGTGTCATCCGCCCCCGCGCCGTAAGCGATCATTTGCATTTGTTCGGCGACGGCAACAAGTTTGTAGGTGTTGGCGTCATAGACATAGACACGGGATATATCATCCGGGTCATACGCGACCCGCACATCCTTGCCCTGGTATGCCATTAAGGCAGTATCGAACTGGCCGTACCACAGGCCCGCAACCTTTACCCCGTTCTTACCGACCGTCTGTGCGCCGCTCCATACGCGGCAGAGCAAATCAAGCACACCGTCGGCCAGGACACGTCTGCTTTCCCTGCCTGCAAGTACATCAGCCGGGCAGCGCCCGTCCATCCCACGGCCGCTGTGGGCGGTGTGGTTGTAAATTTCGACGTACTGTCCAACGCCCTCGGCGAAATCCTCAATGCTCATCGCCTCGGCCACGGCTTTTTCCGTCAGCAGATAATCTTTAAGGTCTTCAGGCCGCCGGGCGGTATCCTTGCCGCAATAGGTCGGCATCGTCTTGACAAACTGCCCTTCGAGCGTATCGAACCATCGCTCGATAGCCTTTGATTGCGGATGATATGGAATGGCAAAAGAAACAGTGATATTCAAAAGCGCATACAGGCCCGCCGTCGTTTCCTCGTCAAGCTGCAGCGACTTTGTAATCCGCCGCCGCGCCTTTGTCGTTCCGGTGAACGCCTCACTGTCATAGTCTTTGCCGTTGTCTATTTTGACCGCATCCGGCGGGCCGTATTTCTCGGCGCCCCGTTTGAATGCCGCAAGTATGGTCGATGAGTTCGGCTGCGGCGTAATCATCCAGCCGACAACATTCCGGCTTCGCATATCTTCCCAGGCCGTTATCCAGGGCCGAATCCACTTATTGCGGTATCTTACCCAGCAGTCAAACTGATGATGGTCGCCAATCCAGACGGCGCCGGGTTTGATTGAGTCCATATCGGTTTCGATATACGGGGCGCATCTGGCGTCGTATGCAGCCCGCCCTTCGCGTTTTAGCACCCGCATCGGCAGGGGTATTTTTTTCTCCGCATATCGCTGCATCGTCCGCAGCGGCGGAATCGTCCAGTTTTTATTTTGCGATTTATTTATATAGCGTATGTTCAGCCAGCACAATTTGACAGACAGCCTCTGCTCGGTAAGATACATACCCTTAAATTCTTCCCACGCATCGGGACTGATAGTCGTCTCGCCGTATTCAATCCCGCCGCGTCCATCCAGCAGCCCAATAAATCCATCTCGTCGCCAATCAGACATCCACCGCTGCAGCGTCCGCACCGGTACACCTTTTATGGCGGCAAATCCTTTCAGGGCGACCGTCCATTTTGTATCGTTTTTTGTATCATCCCGAACGGCCCGGGAGCAAAACTTTTCGCATTCCCGAACTATCCCGACTTTTCGCAGGGCGGCGTCTCGTTTGGGAGCGGGCACGGCGGCAAGTTCCAGCCCGCCCAATTTTTCATTGCTGATATCCGCCACAAGCAAAGGGTGGGCGGTTGAGGGGATTTGCCACTGCGCGCTTTCCCGGAATGCGCCGGGCAGTTCGCCGGCTTTGCACTTTTGGCGCACTCGTGTTTGCGAGACACCGAGCCGTTCGGCGGCCTGTTGTACTGTAAAGCATTCGGTCATTTGATTGCCTTTGCCATTTCGATTGCCGCATCTTTCAGTTGGTCCAGCACAGCCGCCATGCCCACCAGGAGTTTCGGCATATCGGCCGATGGCGTGTATCCGTTTTGGAAATCCCCGCCCGGCCCGGTCATTACAGGCGGCGTTTCCGCCTGCGGCAGCGGCGGCGGTTCGATTACTGTCGCCCACTGCCCGTCGCAGAACGGTATATTGTTTTGCAGTGTGTATGGCAGGTACTTGTGCAGTATCCACGCCCCGGAAAGTCCGGCGAACTGGACCGCGATAAACCCGCGTCTGCAAGCAAAGCAATATCCCTGATATGTCCTGTAGTCGCGGCCTTCGGCTCTGTACTGCGGATACAGCAGCGGGTACGGCAGCGGCTTGCAGCACTGCGGGCAGATTACTCCGGCCTGTGTTTGTTTCGGCATAGATACCATATCTTTATTTCCGATTTTCTATTTACTATTTTCGATTTTCAATTTTCAATTTTCTCTTCCTATACCCTCTTCCTATACCTTGTTAACAATCATTGCGTAAATTCTGCCCTGCAGTCCCATCATCCGGGGAAATTCCTTTTTGAACCGTTCGATTGAGCGCCGGTCGGAATCATCGACCCTGCCGTCGGCGAAGATATCGAGTATTTCCTGCTCGACCCCGATTTGTGATCTGCGCATCTTTATCAGCGTCTCGAGCGAGCATTTAAGGTCCCCGCAGGTTTCAACCGGCACGCTGATTACCGATATATCGCCTGTTATAAGCTGTAGTATCCGCAGGTCGCGTGTCCGCCCGTACACCGTCCGCCAGATGACCGATGGTATTGTCGCCTCGCCGGACAGGTAGCGATAAATCTGCGACCCGCTTCGTCCGGTCAGGCTTGCCAGCTGCTTGACCGTCATCCCGGCGTCTTCCAGCGCCTGCGATAGTGTCAGGTTATCGTCCGACAATTCGTGATCCTCTTGTTTGTGCATCCCTGCGTTTCCTCAATCCGTTTCCTGTTTTCAATTTTTCCACCACGAAGCTCACGAAGGCACACGAAGTTTTATATATACTTTATTATTTCTTTCTTCGTGTTTCTCTGTGCCCTTCGTGGTTAATTTTTTTCAAAACGGCGGATCAAAAATTTCCACTCTCGACCCGCACGGCAGTTTCCGGTACGGGTAATACTTTTTACTGGTCGGGTCTTCGCAGTATGTTCCCGCCGTCAGCCAGTGATTCTTATTGCAGTATGGACAGGCGACGACCCAGTAGTGCATCCCTTTTTTGCGTTTCAGAACAGCTTTAAGTAGTCTTAACGACATAGTTTTATTTTCGATTGCCGATTTTCGATTTACGATTTATGACTTTCACCAGCAAATTCGCAATGCCCATCGCCATCTCGCTGATAATTTCATCTACGCATCGGCTGCATAATCCCGGGCTGAACCACCAGCATCCTCCAGGACACGGCTTATCGTCTGTGCATCCGCAGATAATACATGTTTGTATTTTCTCTATTGCCATTTTTAACTATCCGTCGTTAATCTTTTACAGTCCCAGCACGTCCATCAAGCCTTCGATGTTCACATTCAGCACGCGGCAGCATCTTTGCAGTGTTTCCCAGCTTGTGTGCTTCAGCAGCGACCTTTGCGCATCCTTGTACAGGGCAGGGCGTCCCTTCCATATCGGGCTTACCGGCGTCAGCATCCGGTCGATATCGCTTTTTGTTTTTATTCCGCCGCTCGTCATTTTAATCCGTGGTCTGTTTTTTTCTCCACATCCACAGCCCCTCTATCGCCAGGGCAAGAAATATCGCATCGCGAAGGCACAGGCTCAATATGCCGGCTTGCAGATGGATCCAGAATGACAGGGCGTTTGAAAACATCCAGACGATAAAACACGCCCGCAGCCTGCGATTATTAAGCAGAACGCCCGCTATTGCCAATATCATCGTAACTGTCCCGATTACCTCAATCATTTTACTTTCCAATTTTTTCACCACGAAGCTCACGAAGGCACACGAAGTTTTATATATGCTTTATTGTTTTTTCTTCGTGGCTCTCTGCTTTCTTCGTGGTAAATGTTTTTTTCCTTAATCCGCCACGGCGGATAAATTCTAAATTCTTAATTCCCCATCTGACCGCCTCATCGTGTCCGTCAAAGTACACATCGAGTCTGCCCGCTGTTATCGCCCCGCCCCGGTCGAGCACCGGCACAGGTTTGCCGTCGTTATATCCGGGGATTATTATCATTGTCCCGAATGGGATTGATTTATCGGCAGCGCAAAACCTGTCGCCTTTTCGGATTCTATGTCCGCTGGCTGTAATGCCGTCGGCGAATCTGCCGCAGCACTTTGCGCACGGGCAGTATGCCGTTACCTTGTAAATAGAGACGGCGGCCCCGTGGGTGGGAGCCGCCGTTTCCCGGCTGCTGTCCGATCCGGCACTGGAAAGGAGGGGTTGGGCATTTTCGATTTTCGATTTTCGATTTTCGATTTCATCCCGACTCTCGACTCTCGGCTCTCGACTTATTTCATCGGCGATTGCCGCAATTGTTAGTGGGGCGGCGACGTTGCATGCCTGTTGACCGCCGCCGCCCGCTCCGTATGGGGTTTTTATTTTGACATCAGCGGCCGCTGCCGCCGCGATTATCGACTGCCGGCTGGATGAGAAGCAGCCGGCAGCGTAGGAGAAAACAATGAAACCTATCATGGCCGCGATAAAGATTACCATCCTTTTCGCGTGCCGCGTCTTTGCTTTGCCCGTATAAGTTCGTTTGTTCATTGTCCGTTCTTTGGAATCTCAAATTTCAGATTTTTTACTTTGTGGCAAAACAGGCGATCATTATCCAAGAACTGCGAGTTGATTGGCAAAGAAGTAAAATTCATGCATACACCCGTCTTTGTCGGGGTATCTGACATTGTATTGCATTTGACCGCCAAGTGTTTGGTAGATGGCGACTACCTCGCCTTTTGCGCCGGTTGCATTGATTTTAACTTTGCAGCCAAGTGTTATGTTTTGCATATAATCCCTTTCGTTAATTCTTGCCGGGCAGACCTGGGTATCGCATCAGGCCCGCCCGGCCTTGGTTAAAAGCCGTCCCTTGGCATCCACTCCAGGGCGGCAAAAAAAATCTCAGCCGGCGCACGCCGACTGAGCGGTTGATCGTAAAGCCCGAATTCTCTCCCTGCACCCGTCAAGCAAAATCCGCCGAGCGGAATCGTGCGGATACCGCTCTTCGAGCCGAGCAAGCTCATTGATTGCATCGATCACGTCAGGGTAGCTTTTTCTGCTGAATGCAAGGTTTTTTATTGGCCGAATTCCCATAGTTCTTTTGATTTCCTAAAATTACCAATTAGTACCTTAACACTTTCGGCTTTTTTGTCAACAACAAATTACTAAAAATTTCCTAAAGTTTCTCCTTATTACCCTTGAGTCCTGATAAGTCTTTGTGTGATAATGATTTATATGGAAGAAAAATTTATCAAACGAGGTTATAATTTCGGCGAAAATCTGCTTAAAGTCTGGGAAAATTTTCACAGGCCGAGCAAGGATTACAGTCCTTCGGCAGCCGGGGCCTTTCTTGTCTGGATGACCTTGCCGCCGGAAATCCGCGAACAGGCCCGGCAGGCAGCCTGTTGTCAGGATATTGACCATCAGATACGAAAAATCAAAGAAATACTCGAAAAATACTATCCACCCAAGGGTGAAAATGTTATCGTTAAGCTTTTGGATGAACAAACGAGCCAACTGCTTGCCGAATTTCGCAAGTCAGTAGGCCCGGAACAGACCGCCAAAAGGAAGGCAAAATCGGGATGAAAACCCAATGTCCGGCATGCCAAAAATTGCAGGATATCCCTGATGCCTACAAGGGCCGCAAAATTAAGTGTACGGCCTGCAAACAGCCATTTGAAGCGATTCCGTTCCTCGATATCATCGTCTCACAACTTCCGCCGGACCCGCCCGCTAAACCGCCATCGCCGCCAAAACTGGCAATTTATACACCGGGACTTTCGCGTTTCCTGCAGGTTATTGCTGTTATTTGGTTTATCGGGGCCATAATGACTATAATCTCGAATTCTTCGTATTGGAGCTACCCCAGCGTCTATGTATATAAAGATTCCCTCTGGCGTGATATGTACGAGCAAATAATAGAAATCCGAAAAGAAAACTATTCTACCCAGTGCGCCATCCAGGCGTTGTTGTCTATTATAATTTTTTGCCTGGTTGAAATTTCCATTGCGATAAAATCCCAAAAAAACAAATTAAAATTTTAGAAAAAATGACTTGACAGCCGGAAGGGGGGTTGTAGTCTAACAAATGACAATTAAATTTTGGTTCAGGCCATCCACAATAGCCTGAGCCAACGGGACGATATTTTCGGCCCGCTGACTGAGCGGTTGAACTCGGACAGCGGGCTTTTTCTATTTATACCCGCCTCCGAAAAATGGTTTAACGGACTTAAAACCTTTTTTACGAACGGAGTCTAAAATGAACACTCACAGAGGCTTTCCCGCGATTCTGCTTTTTGCCCTTTGTCTTTTGCCCTTTCTTTTCACCGGCTGCGCCATCCAGCAGGCGCCAAAGGCGCAGCTCCTTGCCTCGCAGAAGGCTTATTGCGCGGTCGTCGATTCTCTCACATCTCTCAAATTGCAGGGCCATTTCAGCGACAAAGACACCGCCGCTGTCACAGTCGCCGTCAACGAAGGGGCTGATTTTCTGTCCCGGTGGAAGTCGGCGATAGATGCCGGCGCCGATTCGCCCGACCTGTATGCCGAGTTTCAGTTGATTCTCGACAGGCTCATCGCTTACCAAATCGCTAAGGAGTCAAAGTTATGAACACGCTCAATGTCCTTTTATTGATCCAGCTTGTCGCAAAGGTGACCGGTTGCGGCAAAGAAATCTTCGACCTCATCGAGCAGGTCAAATCCGGTCAGGAAATCACACAGGCCCAGATTGACCAGGCGGCTCAAAATGCCGAGCAGTCCCGGCAGGATTGGCTCAAAGCCGTAGAGGCAAAGGAGTAAAATGGAAAATCTCTCGTTTAACTTTACCCCGGACCTGTTCCCGCTGATTTTCTGCGTGGCCGCCCTGATACAGTTCGTCAAGAAAATCCCGCTTCTGTCGCGGTACTCGGATTGGCTGCCCCTGTTGTCCTGTCTGCTTGGCATAGGGGTTGCGTATTTGCAGCACATCGGCAATCCGCTCGTATCCGGCATCGTCATCGGCGTTATAGCATCCGGCTCGTACGAGCTGCTCAAGGGCATCCCATCAATCCCGCTGCCGTCCCCTGACAAAAACCCGCCCGATGATGCAAAGACCGCCCCGCCGTCCAATCAGCCGAGTATGAATTAGCCGCAAAGGGAATATATGAACGTGCTATCTGTGGTACTGACCATCATCTCCGCCGCCGCCGGCATAATCAGCGGCCTTGTGCTTTACAACCTTACCGGCATCCGCGAGGCCATTAACCGGCACACCGCCGACATCTCCGGCATCAAAGACCGCCTGTCGAATTTTCGCGGGGAATGCGACGACCAATATGCAAGCAAGGACGATTACATTCGCGAGGCCGGATACGCCCGGCGGTTCCAGGAAAGACAGATAGCCGATATGGCTGAAATCAAAACGCTGGTGAACAAGATGCCTGAAATGACCGGACAGATAGTCCGTTCCATAATGGCCGAAGTCAGACGAGGTGACTAATGAATAATCATCCAAACGAATCCGCCGAATCGCTTGCCATCCGGACGCAGCGGCGCATCCTGATGCAGTCCCTCAATTCATCCTTCCCGGCAAAGACCTTTATCAAGTCCCTGTTCAGGAATGCCATTTATGTCGAGCCGACGTATGAAAAATCTATGTTCATCAAGGACGTTTTTTACCTGGAGAAAAAAGGCTACGTCGAAATCAGCGAAAATTGTCTGACCGAAGGCGGACCCTTGTTCGACAGGTTTATACTGCTTACCGCATCCGGCAAGGAAATCGCCGAGCAGACGATGATAGATCCTGCGATGAAAATATAATTGATATTTGGTAGTTTTGATTTGGTAGTTGAAACTTAGAACTCAAAACTTAGAACTCAAAACTATGAGAAGAACTCACAGTACAATAGATTCTTTACCCGCCGATATCCGGGCGGTCATCACCGCTATGGTCGTCGATGCCGTGTGGCCTGAAGGTTGCAACCCGGTTGATTCCGGCGGTAAGCCGACTTATGAAGATATCGTCCTGTATCTTGCGTCAAAGGAGCTATCCGTCAGCCGTTCTGCGATCGGCCGCTGGGCCAAGGGTCTGCGTGTCTTTGAGCGGATGCGGACGGCGGCGGGGCTGGCCAAGCAGATTATGGCCGATGTCAGGGATGAGGACGCCTCGGCGGCGCAGAAAGCGGCGGCCGAGATAATCACCGCCCAGATTATCGACATGGCCTCGTCGGAGGATTTAAAGCCCAAGGATATTTCGATGATTGCCGGGGCCGTGCGGGATTGCAGCAACGTCGCGATGGCCGCCGATAAATACCGCCGCCAGCAGATAAAGAGCAAGGCCGAGGCGGCGGATAAAACCATCACTGAAATCGCAAAGAAGAAAAAACTTGATCCCGAAACGCTCAAGATAATCCGCGAGCAGGTCTATGGAATCGTAGCATGATAGCGGCCGTACCATTATATCCGCATCAGACCCGATGGGTCACAGACCACAGCAGGTTCAAGATGGGCCTGCAGGCACGTCAGACCGGCAAAAGCTTCGAGGTCGCTCTTGAAGCCGCCGATGACGCCGCCGCAACCGCACAGACATGGGTAATGCTCTCTCGTGGCGAGCGGCAGAGCCGGGAGCTAATGGAAAAGGCCGCGATGCACTGCAAGGCCTATCAGGTCGCAGCATCGGCAATCGATGAAGACCGTTATAAAATCGATGATAACGAATACAAACAGCTCACTATCGTACTCAATAATGGCGCACGGCTTATCGGCCTGCCCGCCAACCCTGATACTGCCAGGGGTTTTACCGCTAATGTCATACTTGATGAGTTCGCAATTCACAAGGATAGCCAGAAGATTTGGACCGCCCTTTACGGCACGATTACCAGAGGTTTCAAGCTCCGCGTTGTTTCCACTCCGATGGGCAGGCAGAACAAATTCTATCAGCTATGGAGTGGTCAGAATAACTACGCCAAGCACTTTACCGACATTTACAAGGCCGTCGAGGAAGGGCTGCCGGTTGACATTGAAGAGCTTCGCAGAGGCCTCGATGATGAAGAGGCCTGGGCGCAGGAATATGAGTGTAAATTCCTCGATGAGGCGACCGCGTTTTTGACTTACGAGCTTATCGCATCCTGTGAATCCGAACAGGCATCCGCAGATTTACCCGACAGGCTCGAAGGCCGCACATTTGTCGGCGTCGATATCGGCAGAAAGCGAGACCTGACGGTCGTCTGGGTCATCGAGCAGCTCGGCGATGTTTACTGGACACGGGCGGTAATCGAGATGGAAAAGACTCCCTTCCCTGTTCAGCGGCAGTTGATAGAGCAGACATTGCGCAGTATCCGGGCGTCGCGCACCTGTGTCGATTATACCGGAATGGGCGGCCCGATTACCGAAGACCTGCAAAAGTCGTTCGGGTCGGCGGCGGTAGAGTCGGTTACATTCACCAATCAAGTCAAGGGAGATTTAGCCAACCGCACCCGCAAGCTGTTCGAGGATCACCGCGTAAGGATTCCGGTCGATAACAAAATCCGAAACGACCTGCACAGCGTCAAAAAAACCGTAACATCGGCAGGTAATATCCGCTTCGACGCCGAGCGTACCAAAGATGGTCACGCCGACAGGTTTTGGGCGTTAAGCCTTGCCCTTATGGCCTCCGACGCCGGAGTCGTCAAACCGGAGCTAATTTGTTTAACGGCATAATATGATAAAGCAGATTTCCAACATAATCAGAAACCTCGGCAGGCTAAAGGATATCACACTGCCGCTCTCAAAGTTCGGTCAGGCCTTTGATATGGGTATTGACACAACATCCGGCGCATCCGGCAGGCCGTCCATGCCCTACAACCAGGTTGACTGGGTGTGGCGATGCGTCAACCTGATTCTCGATGTCTGTCAGGATATCCAGCCGATAATTTCCGCAGCGGATGACAATATTATCGAGTCCGGTCCGGCCTTTGATTTCTTCTTTAGTAACCCCGACACTTCCTTCGCATCTTTCCTTCGCGATACGTCCGGTTTCCTGCTTTTGCATCGCGAGGCATATTGGATATTTACCGAGACCGACAAGATTGTCCCTACAAAGATTACTGTCGTCGGCCGCGACCAGATTACTCCGGAGGTCAAAAACGGAATTCTTCTCGGCTATAAATTCCAGGATGGGGCGGGCAGGGAAATCCCTCTATTTATCGAAGATGTTTGGCCGCTGATAAATTTCAACCCTGACAATCGCTTTCGCGGGGCAGGTCCGCTGGATGCGGGCAAGCTTGCGATATCCAGCGCATACCAGGCCACACAATACAACGAGGCCACGATGGCCAACGGCGCACGCATCGGCACTATCCTTACCGTGCCCGCCGGCGTCAAGCTCGATGACAACGAAATAAAGGCGATGCGGGCGCAGTTCGAAGCCCAGCAGGCCGGGGCAAGAAACGCCGGCAAGACATTTATCGCCACCGGCGGCATTGATGTAAAAACCGTCAGCCAGACGATGGCTGAATTGCAGATGATAGACCTGCGCAAATTCGACGCCGCTGCGATATGTGCGATGTTCGGCGTCCCGGCCGAGATGGTCGGCTTAAATCCCGAAGCCCAGTATGCCCACGGCCCGGCGTCGCTGCGGTTTTTCCTTTATACGATTTCGCCTCTGCTCTCTTTTATCGCATCGGGCATCACCGCAGGCATCCTGCGCCGGTTCAGGTTCCGTATCGACAAGCACAAATCCGCTCCGCAGCAGGTCTCTAAAATTTACTGCGGCGCAGCGCAAAAGGTGACTGCAAAGCAGGCCTATCGCCTGCAAAAGCACAAGGCGATTTCCGCCGGCGCCTTGCTGTTTTTCTGGTTTGATACCGATTCGCACCCGGCGCTGCAGGATATGCTTCGCGATCGCGCGGCCAAGATGCTTGAATTCAACAAGGCCGGAATTCCTATCAACCCGATTATCGACGCCGGCGACCTGCCGTTCGAGCACGTCCCGTGGGGCGACGACTGGTTTATCCCGATGGGTCAGGTCCCGGCAAGGTGGATATTGGAAGGCGGTCCTGAGCAGCTCATCCCGCCTCCGCTGCCCGAAGGCGGCGAAGAGGAAGAGCCACAGCCGAAGGCTGTCGATGATTCAATCGTCCATCGTCAATCGTCAATCGTCAATGAGAAGGATGACAGCAGGCGCAGCCGTATATGGCTTAAGTACATCGCATCATTTCAGGCGATAGAATTGCAGTATGCCTCGGCGGTACGGCGGTTGTTCCTTGACCAGCGAAGAGAGCTTATTGCCAAGCTCGAAGCCGCATTAAAAGATTCCGGCTACCAGCCTAAAATAATCGACAATCGTCAATCATCAATCGTCAATAAGGCGGATACATCCGCCATAGTTGCCCGCGTCGTTTTCGACATCAAAAAAGAAAATGGCAAACTGAAAGTATTTCATCGGGTCTTTTATGAGCGGTCCGCAAAACTCGGCGCCGCTCAGGCCGCGTTCGAGGCCGGCCAGTCTGTTCAGCAGGCGGCGGCATCCGCAGCGCAGCAGTTAAACAGCCGGACAGTCCGCAGCGCACTTTCCGTATCAGCGCACAAAATCAGCAAGGTCAACTCCACCACAGCCGATCGCATAGCCAATACGCTGCGGCGGGGTCTGGATAGCGGCGAAAACCTATCTCAACTTACCGGCAGGATAAAAGACACGCTCGATACCACGCGTCCCCGGGCGCAGATGATTGCCCGCACGCAGGTTTCCGGCGCGGTATCGGCGGGCCGGCAGGCCGGTATGCAGGCTGCCGGCATCGAAATGAAGGGCTGGCTCTCGGCCCGCGACAAAAACGTTCGTCCTGAACACAGAAAAGCCGAGGCCGACTATGCTTCGGGAATTCCCATCAATCAGTCCTTTGTTGTCGGCGGCGAGGCTCTTATGTATCCCGGCGACCCATCCGGTTCGGCGGCGATGATAATCAACTGCCGGTGTATGCAGATCGCTTTGGCGGCCGCCGGCAAGTCTTTCGATTTGGATTATCATGACAGAGCAAAAATCCTGTCTGAAACCGATATTAAACCGCATTTAACGGAGGTTCAAAATGCCACCTGAAATACGCGAAAAACATTTTCTCGGATATGCCGTCAGTGAAAAGACCGCCGTCGATGAAGAGCGGCGTTCGATACGTTTTGTTGTCTCGACCGAAGAGGTTGACCGCGACCGCGAGGTCGTCAAATCCGATGCGATGGCCGCCGCGATAAAAGGTTTTGCCGACAATCCTGTCTGCCTTGCCGGTCATCAGCACTGGTTAAACGACGGTATGCCGCCGGTGGTTGGAAGCTGGGACACAGAATCTTTTAAGGTAGTGGGCAAGCGAAGCGAGATGGACCTGATTTTCGCCAAGACAGCCCTTGCCGAGGCGCACTGGCAGCTTTACAGGGAGCGGCACATGCGGGCCGTATCCATCGGCTTCCGGATTCTCGATGCCTACGAAGAGGTCAAAGCCGGCGTCCGCATTTTCATAATTACCAAAATCGAGCTCTACGAGATTTCCTGCGTCCCCGTTCCGGCCAACTCTTCGGCCCTGTCAAAAAAAGAGATTGAGACATTAAAAGCGTTTGGCCTGCTCGACGATGACCCGGCCAAGTCATCAGATGCATTCGCCATAAAGAGTCTTTTTGACGAACTATTCGGCAAGCTCAAAGCCGAGCTTCTTGACGAGATAAAAATCCTGCTCGAAGACAACTTAGAGCAGGTCAAAGATTTGATTATCCCCGATCCTGATGGTCTGGCGAAGGCGCTGCTGCCCGGCAGCGCTTCCGAACCGGCCGACAGCGCGGCAGATGATACAGGGCGACTGTTAAATGCAATCGCAACCACACTTCAGAATAAGGAAAATTCCAATGCTCCCAGTTAAAAATGATATTCTAATCCCGCAGGATGGTCTCAGTGAACACGAGCGCAAGACCGTCACGGCGATTGAACAGGCGCTCAATCAACTCCGGCAAAACCCCGGTATCGGCACCAGGGATGAGTTGAAGACATTCATCGACGAGTCCGTGAAAGGCGACAAGGACGCATTGACTGCCGCGCTGGCGGATATCAAGGCCGCCAAAAGCGAGGCCGAAGAAATGAAAGTCCTCAGCGATCAACTCCAGGCCCAGCTTCGCCGGATGCAGGCCAACGGCTATTCGTCCCTGAAGGACAGTTCCGGCAACTATCGAGGTAAATTCAGTTGCCCCGAAGAGGCCAAACTATTCGGACTTCTGTTGATGAACCACGCGATGTCGAATTGCACGCAGCGGGCCGAACTGTCACCGGTGCGGGAGCGAGTTACAAAGGCCATCGAAAAAGCCGGCCACGAAATGATTTATGTCAGCGAGGCGAATGGCAAGCGAATCGAAAAGACCCAGACCACCGGTTCTCAGGCCGCCGGTTCGATGCTTGTAACCACAGAGATGACGCCCAGTATGATAAAATTGTTCGAGGAATACGGCATTTTTGAAGCCGATGCCGCCCACGTCCCGATGGGCGCTGGCGCAACCATCCAGCCCAAAATGGATACGCTGATGACGCTGTACGTCCCCGGCGAGGGCGTCGCCGCAACCATCACTGACCCGACCATCGGAGGCATCACGCTGATTCCCAAAACAATTATGGGCCTGGTTGCTTATTCGATGGAACTGGATGAGGATTCCGCCATTGCCCTCGGCGAACTCTATGGCGACTGGATAGCCCGGTCGTATGGGTACTATGGCGACCTGTGCGGCTTCCTCGGCGACGGGTCATCGACCTATTTCGGTTATCGCGGTCTTGCAGGCGCAATACGTGCCGTCGATGCAACCATAGCCAATATCAAATCCGTCGTCGTAGGCAGCGGCAACGCCTACAGCGAGCTTGTCTATGGCGATTTTACGGCAATGGCGGGCAAGCTCCCGCAATTTGCCGACAACGATCGCACCCGGGCGTACATGCACAAATACTTCTATTACACCGTGTTCGTGCGAGCAGCGCTTGCCGCCGGCACCGGCCACGCCCAGGAAGTCATCCTCGGCTCGTCAATGCGTCAAAAACTGGCGATGGGTTACCCGGTCCGCTTTGCCCAGGTAATGCCCAAGGCCGAGGCCAACAGCCAGCACTGTGCGACGCTAGCCGACCTGTCAATGGCGGCGCAGTTCGGCACGCGAGGCGCTTTGGAACTGGCCCAATCCGACCAGCGGTACTTCGACCAGGGCCTTATTGCGGTGCGAACGCGAAGGCGCGTTGCGATTAACGCCCACGGCGTCGGCGATACGACCAAGGAAGGTCCGGCCATCGCCCTTTACACGGCAGCCAGTTAATATTCGGCCGTTATGGATTTACGGGGCGGGCGTCCGCCCGCCCCTTTTTAAGGAAAAAGAAAAAACTCGATATTGAAAACTAAAACCCAAAAGAGAGGATAATTGAAATGGACATGAAATCGTTATTGAAACACATCAAGGTCGGCGAGCTTGTCCCCCCGCAGCTCAAAGACAACGGCGCATTTGCCGGCAACGCGTATTTCGATTGCCAGGGACTTTCAGGTGTGCTGGTACTGATGCACGTCGGCGCAACTGATATCGCGATGGGTTCGACTGATTCGGCGACCCCGCCGTACCTCGAAGAGTGCGACACATACGACGGCAGTTACACCAAGATCACAGGCTCGGACCTGGCGGCCGTTATCGGCGCAGGCGATGATAACAAGTTCTACGGCATCTTCGTTGACCGCACCAAGACCCGTAAGCGCTTTCTGCGTATCAACGCCCCGACCGCCGGCGACGGCACAGCGGGTGTTAATTTGGAAGCTAAGGCCATCGGCTTCCCGTCTGAGACGGTGCCTATCACAGCGGCGCAGCAGGGTCTGGCCGAGCTGGTAAGCGTCTAAGTCGAATTGAAAATGTGCGTAATCCGCCCGTCTCTGGGCGGGCGGATTTTTGAAATCCCAATTTAACCCACTTTTTGAAAGGACAAAAACTATGTTAGTTGTACTGGAAAAAACCTATCGAGGTCTGCACGGACTGCTCATTGCGGGCCACCCCTATGACCTGACCGAAAAACAACTCGCCGATATTGCGGACGAGTTGGCCAGGACAAAGCAGGAATTTAAATTCCGCCAGGTCAAAAACCCCAATCGGGTCAATCGCCCGACAAAGACGCTGACCATTAAGCCTCGGCAGGATTATCGCGGCAAAGAAGGCGTGTTCGAAAAGGACAAAACCTATACGCTGCCGGTTCGCAAAGTTGACGCCATCGAAGCCGACTGCAAGTCGCAAAAAGGGAAATTTGAATATGACGTTGTCGAACCGTCGGATAAACAGCAGGATACGGAGGCTGACAAACAATAATGCTCTGTACTCTGACAGACTTAAAGACCCGTATCGGCATTGACTCCGCCGACACAGCGCAGGATGACCTGCTTACCGCGCTTATCGCAGGCTTTACGGCCGCTGCCGAGGGATATTGCGGCCGTGCCCTTGTCCTTACCGCCGAGGATGTCACCGAGTACTATTCCGGCGTCGCCGAGTTTCTTTGTCTGCGGCGATATCCGGTTGTGGAAATCACATCGGTCAAGGAAGCTATAGACTGGGACTTTGATAGCGCCACCGCCCTTGTCGCCGACAGCGACTACCGGCTGGTTGGAAGCGGCGAAAAAGGAATCCTTTACCGCTGCTATGGCAAGTGGTCACCAGTTCCTGATTCTATTCAGGTCGTCTATCGCGGCGGTTTCCTGTCCGCCGAACCCGGCGAGGGAGAACCGGTCGAGGGCGAGATAGCGATGCCCGCCGATTTGCAGACAGAGGCGATAAATCAGTGCAGCTTTCTCTATAAGCGCAAGGATGATCTGGGTTTGTCGGGCGTTTCGTTTCAGGGCGGTTCGTTCAATAAGTTTGCCGACCTTGACCTGCTGCCGACAGTCCGGCAGACCCTCGACCGGTACCGGAGACTGGTCTTATGATGATCACCCTTGAAATGGGGACGGAGTTTCCCGCTGTGCTTGCCAGGTTGAGCTCTATGGGCCGCAATGTCTTCGCGGCGGTATCTGCCGGCCTTGAAAAAGGAGTCAAGGTCGTCGCAGGCAGGGTGTCCAGTGATTACCTGACCGGTCAGGCGCTGAAGGCTCGCAGCGGCATGCTGCGTAAATCGATTGATGGCTGGCTCGATTCACCCACAGGCGCTGTCGTCGGCATCCCTGAAGGCTCGCCGGTGGAGCATTACAAATGGCTGCTCGGCGATGAGTCAAAGACTATTACGCCGAAAAAGGGAATGTTCCTGTCAATTCCGATCGGTGAAAACCTGACCGGCTCCGGCGTGCCGAAATATACATCGCCGCGACAGGTGGAAGGCGGCTTTTTTATCAGGACAAAAGGCCGTCTTTTGTTCGGCTACAAAAAAGGCAAGAAGGGAAAGTTCCGACCGCTCTTTACGCTGGTTAAGAGTGTTCTGGTTCAGGGCAGCGGCGCCTTATATGACGGCGTCATGGAAAATCTGGACTCTGTTACCGGCTCGATACAAACCGAAATTAACAAGGCGATTGAATAATGGACGCTCCTGTAATCACACATGCATCCGTTGCCGACGGTATTGTTACACTGACACTCACCGGCGAAGGCGTTGTCTCTATTTACAGCCGTCTATCGGGAGTCCCCGCCTGGACTCTTTCCGCGACCGCCGAATCGACCGATGATCCTATCGAGATTTCCGGCCTGACCCCCGGCCGAATGTATGAATTTTACGCCGTCGCGAAAATAGAAGAATTAGGTAACGAAAAAGTTATAAATGGTGAGTTTGGCACTGACCTGACGGGCTGGATAGCGAACGGTTGGATTTGGGCGTCAGGATTTGGGCCCGATTTAGGCGTTGCCAAGTTTAATTATCAGGAAGACGAAGGGACTATATATCAGGAAATAGCAACCGAGGCGGGGAAAACATATCGCATTTCGCGAAGCAGTATGCTCGGCACTCCCATTTATATTATCGGCGGGCAGGAGATATTGATAACCGAATATCCTTTCTTTTACACTGCGGACTCGTCGATGGTCGCCATTCAGGCCAAAGCGGATAGTTGGGGGGATGCTTATATTGATAATGTTTCCTTCAAAGAAGCGATTACCTTTTATTCCCCGCCGTCGGGCGTCGTCAGCGTTTTTGTTTGCGCCGACCAGCTTGCCACCGACGCCGGTATGCTTGCCCGGCTTGAGGCCTGGGCGGTCGGCATCCTTTCGGCGCTTCAAAATGGCGGCGCGAACCTGTTTCGCTATGTCGAACCGTGGCGGTATCAGATAGGCTTCGGCAATTCCGGCGTCGAATCGTTCGAGCGATTTGCGCCTTTTGCTTATGTTAAGGCCGAGTTCGCCCGCGCCGAACGCGAGGGCGGCTATGACCTTAATATGCGCGTAAGGCTCACTGTCTCTGTCGGCCAGAAAAGTCCAAAGCCTGATGGCTCCGCCCGTATCGGCGATGGGACACGGATTGGCGTCTCGCGAATGACCGACCTCGTCCGGGCGGCCTTTGAAGGCGTCCATCCGGGGACGGGATTCAACTGTGATGATTTTTATTTCTCCGACTGGTTCGAGACAGTGGCTATGACGGATAAGTACGCCGCCGAGCTTGCCTTCGAGGCAAACTGGATGACTCAGTGAATTAAGAATTAAGAATTAAGAAATTAAAAATAAACCCGTGTAAATCTGTGTCTGAAAATTGAAAATGGAGTAACCTATGGCAACGGTAAATAACAGAGTCTTTATGCCGCAGGCGACCGTGATAAACGGCGTCTCTGTCGGCGGCGCCACAACCGTCCGCATCTCGGCCGGTTTTGAAAACATCATCCGCTCAAGCCCGGACGGCCTGCAGCTTCCCACTGTTGACCGGGACTGTCAGTACGTTCGCGGCACAGTCGTTATCGAGGACTGGCCGGATGCTGTCGGTCTGATTACCGGCACGGTCGGAACGATGGTTTTTTACGAGCGAAAATCCGGCGTCGTCGCCGCGACCGGTTACACCAAGCATACCATCACCGCCCCCGTCATCCACAACATCCGGCTGGCCCTTACCAAGGGCGGCAACGCAATATTGACCTTTGACTTCGAATGCAGGTTCGCCTCCGAGACGGCCACGATAAACGATGTCTGGGTTCCTACCGATTCGCAGGCCGCCCCGACATATCTGCCCGCCGCTCGCGGCGGCTGGCGGATTGTCTCCGCCCTTTTCAACAGCGCCACTTCTATCTATCACCTGATGAGCTTCAGCTTTAATCTGACGATTCCGGTAATAAAGGAATGCAACGATAGCGACGTCGGTTATACGGCTGTTGACGCCTTACCTGAGGTCGGGATGTCGGCGACCGGCTCTCTCGGTTTTCAGGATGCCGCTATTGCAGCAGATCAGCTTCTTGTAAATACGCTTCTGGTCGCATCCAGGGCCTCTTTAGTAATTACCGCGAGGCAATCCGGCGGCGCTGCCGATAAGGTTATCACCCTTGCCAATGTTCAGTTCGGCGCCGGTGACGTGAGCGGAGCCGGAAGAACGCCTGACGCCTTTACGTTGAATTTCGAGATTGCCAACGACCCATCAGTCCCGCTTACACTGGCCGGGGACAACAAGATAATCACCATCGCCGACGCGGCGTAATAGCCGCTGGCCGCTGAAAGCTAAATTATGTCCAAAGAAGATGTAAATATATATGTAGGCACGCCCGGCGCCGATCAGTCCAAGCAGAATTTGGACTCTGTCGGTCAGTCCGCCCGCAAAATGGGCCAGGATGTATCCGGGTCCGGCAAAGGCGCCGCCGATGCCACAAAAGAACACGAGTCCTCGCTGCAAAAACTGGCGCTGCGGTATATCGGTATTCAAAAAGTCATTCAGCTCGCAACCCAGGCTATTCGTGAACAGATAGAGGCGATGAAGGAGCACGCCGAGATTGCCCAGAGACAGCAGCAGGCCCTGCTGCGTCTGCAGTTCCTGGGTGATTTTTTTACCGAGCAGCCGCAGGCTCGCAAAGAAGTCGCTGCGATGGCCGAATTTGGCCGCAGGCCGTTCGAGGAAGTCGCTGGGGCCTGGTACAACCTAAAGAGTAAGGCCGGCGCTATGACGCCCCAGCAGCGTCAGGCTATCCTGAAAGAGGCCCTTGAGACAGGCCGCACCGATCCATCAATGCCGCTCGATACGCTTGTCGATATGTTCAGCCTGTTCGCCAAGCAGACCGGGGAAACCGACGCCAACCGGATTCAGAATATCTTACAGCAGACAATTACCGAGGCCGGCGGCGGCGGGGCTGATGTGGCAAAGTATATGCCGCAGTTCCTGCCTGTCGGTATGGCCGGAGGCCTCTCCGGCGCCGAGTCGGCAGGCCTGTGGGCTTATGTTACCACCCAACTGTCAGAGCCATCTATCGCCACAACAGGCCTGAAGGCGACGTTTATGGGCCTCCAGGGCAAGGGCAGCCCGGAATCACAAAAAGTGCTCGCAAAGTTCGGCATCACGCCTCAGATGTCGTTCTCTGAAAAGATACAGCGGCTTTCCGCCGCTCGCGCATCCGGCGGTCTGGGCCTTGGCGAAGCCGAGCAACTGGCCGGCCGCGAAGGGGCGGCGGTATTGCTCTCTATGCTCAAGGCTCCCGGAGAGATGCAGCGGACGATGGGTCTTGTCGTCGGCGCCGATCGCGGCGATATCGATATCACCCGGCAAAAAATAGAGCAGATTTTCGGCGCCGACGAAATTGCAAAAACCGAAGAGGATATCCGCCTGCTTGATGTCACAATAGAAAACCAAAAAGCTGCAAGCGGCCGGCCGATGAAGGGCGAACAGGTAGTCAAAGAAACAGAGATGATAAACCGAAGCAAGGGCACGCCAGAGGCTGCTATAAAGTTTGCATCCTATGCACAACGGCTTCTGATGTCGCTGGGTTTGTCGTCCGAAGCGCTGATGCCTCAAGAAGGAAGAGAACGTTTCATCAAAGAAGGCGTGCTGCCTGCGGATGTCGGCGGTATGACCACGACAGTCGTTAACGACAACAGCAATAATATCAATTACCAGCGTCCGCAGCAGCTTGGTTCTTCGCCGCGTTCGCTGCCTTAAAAAACAGGAAGAGAATGAGGAAGAGTGATAGAAAATTAAAAATGAAAAATAGAAAATGGAAAACCAAAACACCCTCTTCCTATACCCTATTCCTATACCCTATTTAAAAAATGGCAACACAAATTACTACATTATTAGGTAACGAGCTTAAAACGACCGAAGCGCCTCGCGTTATGGATCGCCAGTTTGCCTCTTTTCCCGGCGCCCACGGCATTACATCTATAACGATGGGTTCTCGCGGCTGGCAGCTCGTCTTTACCGGTAAGGTCCGCCTCGGCGGAGCAAACTACGCCGCCGCCCGCGCTGCTGCCCAGACCGCAATCTGGAACATCGCGGCGATGACGGCATGGGATGCCGGTGATTATACATACCAGAACGTAACTTATTACAACTGCGTCTGGACTAATTTTCGCGTGCTTGGCGGTGAGAAAACTTACGTTTACACGTCCAACGGATATATCACCGTCGAATTCACAATCACTCTGCAGGGACTTTTATAAATCAAGAATGAAGAATGAAGAATTAAGAAATAAAAAAATCCGTGTTAATCCGTGTTAATCCGTGGTTGAAATGGTTTCTGATTCGCAAAAACTTAGCCGAACCGCCCAGCCGCTTGTAGTCGAGTACAAGCAGGGCTTCGGCACGCCGCCCGCATACCCGGCATACTGGACGCCGCTGTTTGGCGCCGCTGTCGAGCGTATTATAATCAATCACGGCACAACCCCCAACTCGGCTATCATCCGGTTTAATGACCTTTACTGGCAGCAGGCCCGTTCTGTCCGCTGGGGCGATATGATACGCATCCGTACCGACCAGCCCGCTCGCGGCGACGGCACGCCGTCTCCGGGGCAGGCCCGCACAGTGGTCTTTATCGGCTTTGTAACCGCGTGGCAATCATCGTACTGCGGCGGCGATGAAAAACGCCAGGCATGGGAAAAGAACAGCTTTGTTTGCGGCGACTTCCGCTGGCTGATTTCCGCCACAAGTCCTGTTTACGGCCAGTGCGCCAGAAGCCCGGATGATTACTGGAATTTCGGTTACTCGAATCAGACCACAAAGCCGACCGCCACATTTATGTCGGGCCTGCGATGTATTTTTAACCCGGATGGCAGGCCGAATAAAGACCGTACAGATGCGACCGCCACAATAAACAATATCGAGTTTGATTATCCCGTCTTTGCCAACCCCGACCGCCGCGCAACCGGCGCTGTCGCCGAGTATTGGACCTGCCGACAAATGGTCCGTTATCTGCTCGGCCCGAACTTTAACGCCGCGTTCGCGTACCTGCCTATTACCAACCCGGCAATCCTGCCAGGCATGGAGCACAAAGACTGGGACAGGGTAATCAACTCGGTCAATGTTGATGGTCTGGATGTCATCTCGGCGATAGGGCTTATCTGTAAACATATCGGTTGGTCGCTGCGTGAGGAATATTTTGACAGTTGGTCTGCGCCTGTGGGTCTTGTCTTTTATAAACCCGGCGCCGCCGCCGGCTATATCCGAGATGCAAACAACCGAACCATCCTTCATCGCCCGCACGCCCCAGCCGTCGGCGATTATATCAACCCAGCCGTCGCCGCAGGCGTCAAGCTGCTCTGGTCGATGGACATCGACGAGGATATTACCGGCGTCGTCAACAATCCCTGGGGCCTTGGCGCCCCGGATAAGTTCGAGGCGACGTTTAACTTAGTTCCGGGCTGGCAGGATTCCGACCTCGTCCCCGATTCAGCATCCAGCTACGCCAACCTGTTCAAGACTGAAGCTGAGATTCAGGCCGAAGCTAATCCCAATCAGTGGAGTTTCTTTAACAAATACCACGCGCGGGGAGCGGCGTTTCTCCGCGATGTCGGCCGCAAATGGGTTCTTAATGAATCCGGCAAATACTCCGCGACCGCCTACGATCGCGGCGTCCCCTTTGACTTTGCGGCGGTCCTGCCGCCCCAGTATATTCTTTATAACGGCAAGCGAATTTACGCCCCGTTTAACCGTTCCTTTTTGAATTGTCTGACATTCGATAAAGACTCGCTGAATTCAGTCGGACTTCGCGTCGAGTTCTCTTTTGATAGCGGCGCTACATGGCAGATTATCTCCGCGATGATAGAAAACCTGCCCGGCGAATGCGGCATTCGCATCACCGAGCCGAATCTGTGCGAGATGCTCGATATCGCAAAGGGCAGCATCGCATCCGGTCCGCTTGCCGGTAAGGAGCTTGATTACTGGACCAGCCTTGCCGATGACAAGGTTAATTCCCGCGTCTTCAAAGACGGACAATGGAAAACCCGTGTCCGCGTCACGGCAACTGTCCAGATGGACCAGCGTCTGCGTCGTCAGTCCCCGCCGGCGGATGGTTGCGGCTCGCCGTTTTATCAGCGGCGGATTCTGGATTTCTCCGATAAATATGGCATCCAGCAGCGCACAACCGCCAGCGTCTTTACGGCATCGGGCCTGCCCGCATGGAACACTGACTATACATTGCAGCTCGAAGCCCACGTCGATGCCCTGCGTAAGGCCAATCAGGATATGAGTATCAACGGGCGCTTTACATTCGAGCGTCTCTGGCTCGGCGATGGGTCCGGCTGTCCCGACTTTGCCTGCGGCGATTGTATCGAGTGTATTACCGGCAGGGATTACAGTCTGGCCGCTACCATTGATAAAAACAAGGTGGTCTTTCCTGAAATAATCCAGATTACCTTTTTTCCCGAAGCCCAAAAGATGAATCTTGTCACCCGCGACCTGCGTCTGGCCGAGTTCGTCCAATGGAGCGGCGATAAATGAGCAAAATCGTAAAAATTCAGTTCGCCGTACCCGCCGGTTATGTCCCCGGCGACTGGGCGAACCTGCATACAAACGGCGGGGCCGGTGATATCGACTGGGATACGCCCGCGACCAATGAGCGGTTCGAGTTATTTCCCGGCGGCGGCGGTATGTACGGCTTCGGCCACACCCCGTTCGGCCATTCGCCTTTCGGCCACGGTCTATCGGTCAGATGTCCGGGTTTCGGCCATTTGCCATTCGGCCATTATCCATTCGGTCACGGCACGGCGGTAATTCTCGCCCGGTATCCGGTGAGCGACTGTGGCGACTGGAAATTCGGGTTTAAGGTCTATGACGCCCTTGGCAATCCGCATACCGGCTCGCCGGGACTGGCCGAGCTTACCGTCCACGTAGCGCCCGCATCGCCTGCGGGCCTGAAAAAGAACTCTTATAACAGCGAAACCAATGTGCTGACTTTGGATGTGGCATAGAGAATTAAGAATGAAGAATTTAGAAATAAAAAAATCCGTGTTAATCAGTGTTAATCTGTGTCTAAGAAAATAAAAACAGAATACCCGAACAAGCAGATTACAGCTTCGGCGAACAAGGCCGCAGACCGTAAATACGTCTGCATCAACCATCCCGCCCGCGACGCCTTTGTCGATATTGGCGGCGTTTATTACTGTAAAGACTGTTATCTGAATTTAAGAAAATGAAAAACACGAAGCAGTTACAAAGAGACCTCGCTTTAGAGCGGCTTAATATGGCGATTAAAGACCATTTGAAGGACGTTTTACTTAACATGGATTTTCCTGATTTCGACCCTGCCCGTGCCGAGCGGTCGGAGCTGCTTGCCATCGGCTCCGGCCTTTTGGGCGTCGAAACCAACCCCGCAAACTTTGGCCGGATACATTTTTAATATGAATAACAGGCTAATCATTTTACTTGTTGTTATCTTGCTGGCCGGCTGCAAAATAGCCGGCACTAAAACTCCGCCCGCCAGGCTGACCGAAGAAACTGTCTCTGCCGAAGTTTCACCGCCTCCAAAAACCTGTTTGACTGAAATGCCGCCGGCGGGATCGTTGTTTATCATATCTCGCAGGGTCTATGACCCAAACGACAGGCGGACCTGCCGCCAGTGGCTGGCCGCCAACCCTCCGGATTATTCCGGCCATCCTTTATACGGTCAGATTGATGTTGTGTTGCTCAAGAGAACGATTGAGCAAACAACCGGCAAGCCCTGGATTATCACATTCGCAAAGTTCTGGTGCGACTGTCATCCACCCGGCGATCCAATAGCGGCGCTGGATGTTGATTGGGATGGATTAACAGATATGCGGGATTTCGCAATATTGGCGGCCCAATAACTCCGTGACGCGATTTATTAAATTGAAAACTTGTCCGCCGCAGGCGGACAGACAATTGAAAATAGAAAATTGTCGAGGTAGGCACAAACAGACCGGCAAGAGCCGACTGTTTGATGGCCGAAAAACTTAGTCCGCCGCAGGCGGATGCCCCGTTTTAGCGGGTGAATCACCGAACAAGAGAGGTCTAAAACCCAAAAATAAGGCCTTTTTTGAGCGGAGTTTTTTTGCGCACACCTCAATAGATGGACAAAATTCCTCTTTAATGTGCTTCCGTTTGCGCTTCCGCGCTTCCGCTCAAAACTTCCGCGCAGTTTTCTATTTAAAGGTCTGTTTTCAACGCGCAAGTACCTGTATTAAACGGAGTTTAAACGCTCTTGAAAGGCGGGGTCATTCTGTGCCATCTTGCTGGCGCAAAAAGTGCAAAAGGCCTGTTTTGTGCCACATTTAAAAAAGTCAAAAACAGTTTTTATTTACCCCCGCCACCTCTCCATAAGTCCCGTTTAACGCGGCCCTTATCCCGCCTTTTCCCGTCCAATCCCCCCCATTCCCGCTCAACGGTCCTTTATGCCATTTCCCTTGACGCTTTACAACTGTATGAACATCACCAGCAACAGACCTGCCGTGAGCAT